ATGTGCTGCACTATTTCGTCATTCTCGATCACCTCTCCATTTTCCCACCGGTAGGTGCGGATGACATAGTCATACGTACCGACGGCACCGGTCTCGGCGACATTGAGCGTGATGTTCATGGTCGAAGGGCGGGCTGTTGTAGCATCCACCCACAAGAACACGCCCTCATTGTCCTGGCCTGCATACAGCAGAGCACCGTGAGGGGAGTAGCCTGCGTTCTGGTCAATGGCGTACCTTAAGTTGAGCCTCTCGCCGACATTCGGCGTAAACTCACCCACACCCGAGTGGCCTCGGTCGGCGGCCCATTGATAGTTCCAAGTTCCGGCTGCCACGTTGGAATTGTAGCGAACAAGGAAACGTCTAGGGTCACGGTAGGCGGCTACGAAGTAGTCGTTGATGGGCAACTGTCGTCCGGTGTACACCGCATCTTGATTATCCCATTCTGTAGTACTAAGAACGTAGGGCTTTGAGATGGCGGTCGGTCGGACAGCGAAAGGTCCACTGTACCTGACAGGATCATGGTCCATCGGGTCTGAGAGCGCGGCGGCGATCCGCTTGTAGGCGGCGCTGGCAGCGCCTCCGCTGCGATTGGCAACGGCAGCGATGGACTGGATGGCGGCTCTGGACTGGGCGCGGGCGAGCTGGAGGCGGGGCTCACTCTGTGAGAGGGGGGCCTTACCTTTTGCTGCTTTCGCTTCCAGGCGCTTTTGGAGTCGCTTCTCCTTTCTTTTCTCTGCACGGAGTTTCCGCCTTTCGGCAAGGAGCTCAGCAGAGAGCTTGGCTTTGGTCTGGGGTTTTCCATCCATTGAACTTTGCCTTTCACACCAAACTAGGGGTGATATGGAATCGAATTCAGGTTCCCGGGGGGGATCCTGCTTCTTTTCCAGGGTTGCGCTTGTGATCAGCCCGATATCGAAGAGCTTGGTGAAAATGTGAAAACACCCGCTCTCAAGCCCATTGTAGTGTGCGTGAATCTCCCGGTCCGTCGGCGGTTCTTCCAGAAGTGCCTCGATGGCACCAAGGAAGCGCTGAGGACAGCGTTCACGAATCTGCGCCACGTTTCCAAGCTTTGCACGCATATGCCACCAGAAATCCCGAAGGAGATCCTTGTAGTCAGAGTAGAAACCCTCAACATACATGGCGAATGCAAGCAAGTACACGTAGTACGGATCTGGCTTAGATGGCAGGACAGCCAATCCTGCAATGCAGCGTTTTGATTTGAACTTTGGAACCCATAGCCCGTCGACCTTGGTAAACGTGCAACCAAGGAAGGTGGCGCCTTCCGGTCCTAGATAATCGTGGGAGTCGGGCTTCAGAGTGACGCCCAGCTCTTTGTAATCCTCAACCTGCATAGCATGTGTCCATCGATCCGCGAGACGGTTGGACATTGCATCGAGGTAGTCATCGGAATAACCGCAGTGCTTTAACTCAACGAAGAAATCCAGAATGGTGGCTTCTGGGTTACGTTTGAAGAACGAGTACCCTTTGTTCAACAGATGACCCATACAGTTGTCCTCGGTGGTGTTGTGCGACCCCGAGGGGTTGCCACCGTGCTTTTGGAGCACCTGGCCATTCGCCAGGAGGAGAAGAGAGTTGACAATGTTATCGTAGTAGTAGTCATGACGCCGCAAGTTCTCCGGAGTTTGGTCTTCAGGCCGGAACATCTTCCAGCGCTGGTGCTTGACCTGCTCAAAGAGCAACTCGAACATCGTAGAGTCCCACTTGTGCGTGTCACCCTCACGAGTACGGTCAAACTTGGCCAGTTCTTCGCCAAGTCTGTGGAAATTGCCTCCATGTCGGTCGAACCCGACGTAGAAAGGCCAAAAGGGACTATCCTCACCTAACTGAGCCACGAACTGATCGTTCTGGTCAGCATACATACGAGCGCACGCAAGATGGAATGGGTAAGGTGGGTAGAAGAAAGTACGAATGTCATTGTCATTGATCTTCTTCTTCGTGAGCATTTCGTCTTTCCCAGCGACACTCCAGAACACAGGCACATTGTTCGTGTGACCACGGTGCCAAAATTCGGTGATATGCTCGGGAAAACGTCTCTCAACGTCACCCTTTGTCCTACACCCCATCCACTTGTACGGGACTCCGGCGGCAGTAGATTTGTCTACACGGAGCTCTTGGAAGTCACGAACCTTGCACTTGCCGTGCAGCGGGCGCATGACGAAGTCCAATAGATCTTTCGCCTTCTGCCAGGCTACTTGATCCAACTTCGACTCATCGGGCGGTTGCTTATCAAATTTGACACAGCTATTCAGCTCGCCAACTAGATTGCGAAACATATACCCATAGTCGTTGTGGACCTCCTCGAGAATTCCATGCATCTTTCTGTCCTCCAGAAACTCGATGAAGTAAGGGTTCTCATGTGCATGTTTCTTTTGCATGTACGTCTTGAACGGGACGAAACCACGCGTTTCCATCGATATCGAGGGGGATACCGTTGGGACGTCGGGTGCGGGAGTCGAAACAATCAAGTCAAACAACTTGAACGAAGGGAAAACTCCTTCCCACACTACGTCTTTCCTCGGGTCCAAACCCCGAGGAGTCACTTCGCTTTTCCCGGCTCGGCGGGCTGAGAAGCCTCAGACTTAGGACGCAACTTCTGAATGACAGTGTCGGCCTGCTTCTGAGCGGTCTCGAGGGCCTTCGAACTTTCGATCTTATCGGCCTTCTTCTCAGCAAGCTCCTCCTGACGCTTTACAACAGCCTTGATATAGCCGTCACGTGCTTTGGAGTGGTCCTTGCCGCTTTTGACAGCTTGGACGAGCTTCTTCTTTGCCAGTTTGAGCGGAGTGCTCGGTTTTGCCTTCTTCTCCTGCTTAGGCGCAGCGCTTTCGAGCTGTTTCGACTCAACTACCTCCTTCATGAGGCCGATGAGTTTCTCGATAGTTTGCTGCTGAGCTTTCAACGTGTCCGCGACCTGATTGGTCTGATCCAGCGTGACATTGTCGACGAGCTCTGCCGTAGTTTTGAGAACTTCGCGCTTTGTCACCTTGCTCGCCTTAGGGGGCTCCGGAGAGCTCTCCTGGACGGGTTCAGTGTTCGGCACGCGAGGCTTGGATTTCTCGGTCGTTCCC